TGGAAAATCGTGCTTTGCAGATTATTTGCATGGATAGAGCTGTGATCGATGCTGAGACTCTCGCCTATGAGATTTTCAATCTGCTTGCACACTCATCAGGTTTTTCAAGTGGGTTTTTAACATCCGAGAATATTTTTTATTGTGATCCAGTAGGCTTACCGCAGTTAATGTATCGCAGTCAAAGCGGTAGCTTTATTTACGTGCTGAATTTTACTATCAGGAAAGGAGCATAGATGGCACCTTTTATATCTAAATCTGCAAAGAGATCTTATGTTGAAGCTAAGCAAAAAAGGATATTAGAAAGGTCAGGCGTTAAAGAAGTTGTAAAATATGTCGAAAAACCAATGCAGGATTGGATAGTTTATTGGATTAATAAGGTTGATGAAGAATTTGCTGAATATAGCAACAAGCTTGGAATCGAAAATAGGGTTTATAAAACTGGCGATCCCAGCATTTTGCTACACGCTAAAGCATTAGTCGTGAAAGACGCTGACAAGAACTTTCATCGACTAATGGCTACATTGAGTTTTGCTGCAAGCTATGGTATCCCCTTAGTTTGGGTGAATCGTTATATGCATCCTGGACGCTGGATTTGGTTTTTTAATGTCTGCCTTGTTGGCGACATCAAACCAGCATATTTCTGGAGGCGTGTATGTCAAGAAATCGAGTAGCTATATTGTTTTCTAATGGAATGGGAAATTTTATATTCCTATCAGCCGCAGTGAAAGTTTTGCGTAATTGGGGGTATGATGTTGATCTAATTACAGATAATTACGTAATGAATTATTCACCTGCGCTTGAATATGCAAAGCTGATTTTTGACGACATCTCGACAGAGCTTGATAGGTCTAAGTATCAGCACGTTTTCATGGCAAACTGGTCAATTCCTGCAACTTTCTCGAAGAGGGTTAGGGAGATCAATAAGTATGGCAGAGTTATTAATTGGCATATAGAGGGCATCCACGAAGTTCAAGAGTATCTGCGAATGATTGGAGCATCGTGGCAAGATTTCGATGGTTATATTCTGGAACCCGCACACAGCCCAGAACTAAAAGTGCCTCGGCCACGTGTTGCTCTGTCCAATGCAGCTATAACAAACCAAGCACACAAAAAACGCTGGAAATATTTTCCTGAACTTTCGGAAATCTTACAAGATCAAGGATACTCGGTAATACTTTTAGGGTTGGGTGATGAACTTAAAGACTGCAAAGGGAAGAATTATGTCGGGAAGCTCTCAATACAGCAGACTGCGCATGTTCTTGAACAATGCGATGTCTTAATCTCTCCATCAACCGGAAATTCTCTTATTGCAGACGCTGTTAAGACTCCGATAATCCTGCTCGAAGGGCCGATGTTGACATCACGCGCACATCCGCTTCAGTCTCGCTATACAGTTGTCCGTAAGTACATCTCCTGCGCACCTTGTTTTCAGAAAATGATTTGGAAAGTGTGTGATAATCCAATTTGTATGGATGAAATAACACCTCAGGAGGTATTTAAAAAACTCTTATGGTTTCTTCCACGAGCTAAAAAGCCTCAGAAATTTTGGCAGATTCCAGAAACTCAGCGATTGAAAGGGCGTCCTTATAAAGTAGATCGTTCTGTCGCTTTCTTGATACCGTGCTTTAATCGCTATTATGCTCTACGTAGTTTTTTACAATCTATTATCCAAGCTCGATTACCTAAATGCGAGTTCTTTTTTGTTAATGACGCAAGCACAGATCCAAGAGTGGCAGAGTTACTTTTGAATTTCCAGGATAAGTATACTTCAAGCGATTGTATTATCCATTATTACGAACGTGATAAAAAAGAAAAAGAGGAATTGTACAACAAATACAAAGTTAATGAGTCGGTTCATGTCTACAATTATCTCATGGAGCGACTTTACCAATCTAAGTGTGACTGTGATTATGTAATGATTGCAGATCCTGATTTAATACTTCAACCTTATGCGATACAAAAAATGATTTTGGCTATGGAAGAGGCTAAAGAAACGCACGATAATATTATTGCCTGCTCAGGTTTTAACAGCGTGCATCCTATATACGATGACGAAACTACCGAGGAAGTTTATAAAACCTCAGTTAGTAAGTATCGTTTAAGCAAGGGCTGTAATGCTTGTATTCTTTTGACTATGGATGATCTAAAAAATAAGTTTGGCTTTTTTGATGTCAATACCGAGGTATATTCAAGCGATCTTAAGAAAAGTAGTGAAATGCTTGAAAAAGGCTATAGGTATATGCTTTTATTACCATCGGTAGTTGAACATCCAGGTGCTTTTGACTCAGCATCTCCATTCACAAAAACCACTTTGGTATCAGAGGATTTCAATGAATCTACTATGTCCGATTTGCGATGAAGCATTTGTTAGGGTTAATGAGCTTTACTATTGCAAGAACGATCATTTCTATGCTGACTTGCGAGCTAATCGGAATGTTTATAATGATCTCTACTGGCTACATTATAAACTCTACGCTCGAACAGAGCTTTCGGATCGCATTTGTCAGGCAAGAAAAGATTTCGTATTGAAGTTTTTAGATCATGGAGTTTTATTAGATTTTGGTTGCGGCGCAAGAGCTTTCCAAAAACATTGGGAAGCGACATCGGGAGGTGAGGACATTAGGATTTATTCTTATGATCCATACTTCTATCCAAACCATAACTTCTTGAAGGAAGAAAAGATCAACGCAATAACATTTTGGGATAGTTTTGAGCATATAAGCAGACTCTCGATTATTCCCGAGTTTAAAGCGGATTATCTCATTCTAACACTTCCTATAATCGACAGAGTTTCTGATATTTTTACATGGAAACACTATGTACCATATGAACATACATGGCTATTTTCAACTAAAGCTTTGCAGAATCTTCTGCACAAATGGGGATATCACTTAATTGAGCATAGTAACCTCGAAGCTGATTTGAGGTCTCCTGATGTTCATTCGTTCTGTTTTAACCGTAATTTCGACGTGACGAAATTATAAAAATGTAATTAGGGAGGATTAACTATGGCAACTCCGAGTTCTGAAAATCTTGATCTTGGTCCATGCAGAGTATATTGGGGATCAGGACAAACTGATTTAGGACGTACTCAGGGAGGCGTTCGTATAGAATTTACTGAAGATGTATCAGACTTGCTGTCTGATCAATACGGATCTCAGCCGGAGAATCAGGTCATTACTGGACATTCGGCGACTATTACCGTACCTCTTGCTGAGTATACTTTGGACAATCTGGCGATTGCACTTAATCAAAGCGTAACCGCATTGGGCGGCAAACATGGAATAAAAGGTTCAAGCCTTGTTGGTACAAAAATGACTTCTGTTGCTGATGAGCTTTTATTGAAGAAATATGTTGACGGAAGTATTTCCAGCGATACTGAGAATTGGGTAAAATTTCCTAAAGCGGCTCCTGTTGGGAACTTTGAAATCGCTTTCGATGGTACTAATCAACGAATCATCGAAGTAGTTTTCAGGGCTTTTCCGAACGCTGATGACGTTCTTTACTTCCTCGGTGACGAGGATGCCGCTGAAAGCGGTACTTAATACATTGGGAGGTAGTTAGATGCCTGAAATTATAGATATTGATGCTCAGATTAGTGCAGATATTCTTGAGATCAAATTAGGCGGTGTCATTTACTCCATTACAGACATACCGGTCGAAGTTTTTAAAGATGCTATGAATGTAAAGGAGGAAGATATTGCCGATTATATCTATACACAGCTCAGTCAAATTCTTAATGTTCCTATAGAGCAACTAAAAGCGGAAGTAGGAATGAAAGCTGCAAGATTAGCTATCGATGCTATTAGGGATTGGATACTTAAAGGCATGCAAGAGGGTGTGGAGGAAGATCAAGGCCCTTTCGATGGAAGCGCTGGTATGCAGAGTTAGCTTATTCTTATGGATGGACTGATGAGGAAATAAGCCGTCTAACTATCTCCCGATTCTTTAGTTATCTAAACGAAGGGAGAAAGTTGAGAATAGAAGAACAATTGATGCGTTTGGAAGCTGCTTCTTTTCCGCATATGCGAGAAAACAGCAGAACGATTCTCATGCGACAATATGAGTACATGCTCAACCCTCCAAAGGCTTTAGAGTTTGAAAAGGTTGAAGAAAACTGGAGACGCTTGAAAAGCCTAAAGCAGAAAAAGAGGAAAAGTTAAATTATGCTTGGTGCATTTACTTTAGCTGGATTTTTGACGCTTAATGATGAGCAATTCCGCAAAGCCTTAAAAGACGCTCAGCAATCTTATGCAAATGCTTACAGAGCTATGTCTCGCAGAGCTGCATTAAGTCTCGCAAAAACAGAACGCCGTCTTGCGGCTTTTGCGAGACGAAATAAAAAAGCGGCTGAGGATATAAAAGCTGGTTGGTGGAAACGATTTGGTGTCGTTGCTCTTGGTTTTACTATTGCATATCGTGCGATGAACCTCTTTGAAGCAGGTTTGCGAAAACTTGTGGGTACGATAACGCAGGCTATAGAAGAATCTGGAGAACTGGCATCTTTACAAGCTAAACTGGCTTATTGGTATACTTTGCGAACTAAAGGCATGGTAAGCTTTGCAGATGCTTATCACAAAGCCGCTGTTAATACTAACGAGCTCTACAAAGCCAGCCTTAATACTCTAAGCTCAGTTGGTGAGCTTGCTGTTGGTATGGATGAGCTTGCACAAGCCGGAGTTTTTGTTCCTAAAGAGATGACTAAGGCTTTTGCGTCTTTGATTGATTTTACAATTCTAATCGCTCAAACGACCGGATCAACCAAAAGACAAATTCGTCAAGAACTCCAGGCTCTTATGCAAGGTCAGATGCGTACTACGAATATTTTAATAAGATCCTTAAGATATCTTGGAATTTTGTCAGCAGAGGATATTAAAAGACTAAAAGAGCAGACAGATCGAACAAGAATTCTTTTCGATGTAGCTAAAAAAGTTGGTGAAAACTGGGGAACTGTTGTAAAAATTATGCGCCATGCAGATGCAATGACTGCTTTACAGTTTTGGGATAAAACCACGAGAAGTATTTGGATAAATGCGATGAACTTAGCTTCAGCTTCAGAAGGCGTCAAGAATATCTTTGCGGCGGCATTTGCTGATGCCGCAGATAAAATGAAAAAGGCTTTTGAAGATCCAGAGAACATCAAGCGAAATGTCTTGCTGATGAAAATGCTTCGTGATGGTCTCGTCGCTGCTTTAGAGTTGTTTCGTGAAGCGGCTTTATTCCTTGGTCAGCTTGCTACTGCTTTGCATAATCTATCGCCAGAAATAAAGAAAGCACTTAAAGCTCTTTTAGGCTTCTTTGCTGTTCGTGGGGTGATTAGGACTTTATATCGTTTTAGAAGAGCTCTTATGGCATTAACAGGAATAAATTTAGTTATCGTACCATTCCGAACCTTTTTTCGTTTAATTAGAAGTAGAAAGTCATTTGTAACTGCACTTGCAGGTGCTTTTGGCACGCTTAATTTATCTCTTTCAAGTTTACTAACAACTGTTTTAGTATTACCTGCGACTTTTGTAGCTGCATATACAGCTACGAGAGCTTTTGAACAAACGCTGAAAGATTTGAAAGTTACTTGGAAAGATGTTGTTGAGTTTATGTCTAAGACACCTCAAGAGCGTTTTGGTGAAGCTGTAGTGCAGGGCGGTCAGAAAGCTCTAAAAAGATTGATCGATTATTTCATAAAGCGCAATAAAGTAACAAAAAAGTTTACTGATGATGAACTTAAGATGTTAAAAAGTTTGCGTGAGGGATTAATTGACGCAAGCGAAATGGGCATGCCGAAGAAAAAAACATTTCACGAAACTTATCTTGAAAACCTAAAAACGGAATTTAAGGATCTTCTAAATAAGTTACCTGGTATTCTTGAATCGGTACGAAAACGTCTGACAGATTTTTGGGATAAAGTTACAAAAGCTCCAGAATTTGGAAAAAAAGATGTTCCTGGATTAGAAGGTTTGGAAAGTATAGAACAATTAGAGCAAAGCTTATCTGGCCTTCAAGAGTCTATAGATGAAGCCCTCAAGAAAAGGCAGGAAACTATCGAAGAATTTAATGATGCTTATTTGAAGTCTACGCTTAGTCAATATCAATATGACAAGCTTAGCCTTAAAAAGCGGTATGATCTCTATGCACGCCATGTTAAAGATAAGGAAAAGTTGGATACTTGGTTTAAGATTGAAAGCGAAAAACTCGATAAAGAAGCGCATGATCGCTTCGTATCAAGCTTTAAAGGCATAGGTGAGCAAATTGAAGAATCTCTCAAAACTTGGAAAGATAAATTTCAGTCCTTTAGAAACGATTTCAAAACGATTGTAGACGATCTTGCTGATGCTTTGGTATCTTTTGTCGCTACAGGTAAGTTTCAATTTAAAGATCTTGTCAATTCGATACTTTCCGATCTTGCCAGAATTATGACACGTAGAGTAATAGTTGAACCGATAATGCGAGCTTTTGATTTGTTTCTGCCGACATTATACGGACAAAAAACTGCCAGAACAGCTATAACAAAAGCTGCAAAAGGTGGAATCGTCGACAAACCTACGCTTTTTGCTTTTCAGCATGGCACAGGTCTCATGGGTGAAGCAGGCCCTGAAGCAATCTTGCCGCTGAAACGCATGCCCAGCGGAAATCTCGGTGTGGAAGCCTCGGGCGTTAATGTTAAAGTATACAACTACTCCGGCATGCCTGCTCAAGTTAGCGAAGCTCGGAATGCACAAGGGGGTCGTGATATAAAAGTTATCGTTGGAGAACTTGCAGGTAGGAATATCATGGAGGGCGGAGCACTTGCTCAAGTACTTCAAAGGCAATATGGCTTACAACCTGCGGTTATAGGGAGGTCATAATGGCATCGTGGCCAAGCGGATTATACGGTACTATTCTCGCTGAGAGTTTTCAAGAAGTATCGCCGAATAATATTATTAGAACGCAGATGGATGTTGGGCCGCCCAAGATTCGTAGACGCTCAACAGCGGGGATTCGGCGGTTTAATTTTATCATGTTCTTAACTTCTTCTCAGGTTGAGACATTCGATGACTTTTACAATTCCACGTTACACTCTGGTGCGGATAGTTTTACTTTTCGATCACCTCGAACACAGACTGAGGGAACGTATATTTTCAACGGTCAGCCGACATATACGCCATATAATCGTGGCTATCAAGTTTCTTGTACTGTGGAGTTATTACCATGAGTCGAGATACATCTCTAACATTCCGAGAATCGGTTTATTCGTCTGAAACTAACGAAGCCTTTTTGATTCTTATTGATATAACTTACGACAGTACGCATATCCGCTTAACGAGTGATAACGTCGATACGGTAAGCAATGGAAACACTTTTACCGCTTTTCCTTTTACCATCTCGTTACCTTCTGATCCAGACGAATCAATCACACGTGGTAGTATTACGATAGATAATGTTGATCGTTCGATAGTCCAAGCTATTCGTTCTGCTACAACGAATCCCGATATTACGATTCAAATCGTGCTGGCGAGTGATCCCGATACAGTCGAAGCAGAGTTTACAGGCTTCAAGTTGACGAATGTTAGATATGACGCACTAAAAGTTACGGGTGATATTAGCATAGAATCCTTTGTCCATGAACCTTTTCCTGGCAATAGATTTTTGCCATCTACTTTTCCTGCGCTGTTTTGATGTATAGTAAATATATTGGAATACCTTTTAAAGATCATGGCCGAGATTTCGATGGCTGTGATTGTTGGGGTTTGG